AATCAGATTCTCGGTTTATTTTACGAATAGTAAAAAACTTAATACTTATATATACAGATATATAAGTTACGATTTTATGACTGAGAAAAAATTCAATAAAAAATATATGCACCCAACTCGTAGAAAGTTGGTTAACATGATTCAAACTGGTGAGTATGATAAAGATACTCAAATATCATTATCCAATATCAAAGAAACAACAAAAAGAAATGTTGGTGATATATGGGAAGAAAATGGTGTAGTTTGGGAACAAAAATCATATGGTAGAGTAAAACAGTCTAAAGCATCTTCGGAGTTATCAAAGGTTAGAAAATATTTAGAAGAACAAACCAAAGGTAAGGGGGATAATTGTGAAAACACAAAATATTCAGATGCCGATAAAAAACTAATAAAGAAAACTGGTTTTTGTGGAGCTTGTTTATCAAGTAGAGAAACACAAATAAAACTTGATGGTATGTGGGAATTTTATAATGAGTATAAGATATATTCTAATATGGCAGCACACGGTACTGAAGTTTTAGAAAAGTGGAATCAAGCATTGAATGAAGTTAAAAATATTCATGAATATGTAAATGATGATGGTTCTATTGAGAAGTGGACATCTAATGAAGATGTTAAAGTATTAAGAGAACAAATAGAGTCTGATATAGAAAATGGTAAAAAAGAACTTATCGAAGTTATAGAAAAAAGAAACGCTGCCTACGAGAAATTAAAACCTATGAATTATGAGTTGGTTAAAGAAATTTGATTTGAAAACAATAATGATAATGGCACTATGTGTGGTATTGTTATTAAGAAGTTGTGGTGGTGAAGAAGGGGAAAAAGAAATAGTAAATGTAGATGGTAAAGATTATGAATTGTTAGAACAAAAAGTTGATACTATTGTTGTAGAGAAAACAGTTAAAGTTCCAACATATGTACCAAAGTACATTACTAAAGTAGTAACTGAAACTGTTGAAGTTGAAGTTCCTATCGATATTGATACATTGAAAATTGTAGAAGATTATTTCGCAAAGTACGAAGTAAAGGATACACTTAATCTTACATATGATTTTCCAAAAGGTGTTACTGATTCATTAGGAAAGAAACCAAATCCAACTTTAGGATATGGTATCCTAACTGATATCATTTCACAAAACCAAATCCAATCAAGAGATGTGGATTGGTTCTTCCAAATCCCAACTGTGTATAACACAACAATTGTAAAAGAATTACCAAAGAATGAATTTTATTGGGGATTGAATGGTGGTTTCAACAAAGAAGATATAATCAGTAATGTTGGAGCTGGGTTAATCCTAAAAAATAAAAAGAATAATTTATATCAATTGGGTATAGGTATTCAGAATAATTCTAATACCTCACAATTAGCACCATTTATTACTGGTGGTATGTATTGGAAAATAGGAAAAAAATAAATTTAGTTTGGCTAAGAAATCATCATTAAAAGAAATAATTAAGATTGAGTATCAGAAGTGTGCTTCTGACCCAACCTATTTCATGCGTAAATATTGTATGATTCAACACCCTGTTAGGGGTAAAATTCCTTTTCACCTATATCCTTTCCAAGAAGAAACTCTAAATGAGTTCAAAGACCATAGATATAATATCATTCTTAAATCCAGACAAACTGGTATATCGACTTTAACGGCAGGATTCTCTTTATGGAAAATGTTGTTTAACGATGACTTTAATTGTTTAGTAATTGCAACAAAACAAGAAGTTGCCAAAAACTTGGTAACAAAGGTTAGAGTAATGAATAGTTATCTTCCTTCTTGGTTAAAGTTAACAACTATTGAAGATAATAAACTATCCCTTAGATACTCAAATGGGTCTCAGATAAAAGCAACATCAGCAGCAGGAGATGCAGGTCGTTCTGAAGCACTATCCCTTTTAGTATTTGATGAAGCAGCATTCATTGATAAGATTGAAGAGATATGGGTATCGGCACAATCTACATTATCTACTGGTGGTAATGCAATTATTCTTTCTACTCCAAATGGTGTAGGTAACTTCTTTCACAAAACTTGGGTAGGTTCTGAAGATGGTACTAATGGATTTAATAATATTAGACTACATTGGAGTGTACATCCAGAAAGAGACCAAGATTGGAGAGATGAACAAGAAGTTTTATTAGGACCAAAAGGAGCAGCACAAGAATGTGATTGTGATTTTGTATCTTCTGGTGATTCGGTAATTGACCCACAAGTACTTCAATTTTATAAGGAAACTTATGTACAAGAACCTTTAGAAAAAACTGGTTTTGATGGAAACTTATGGAAATGGCAATTCCCAGATTACAATAAATCATATATGGTTGTTGCCGATGTTTCTAGAGGAGATTCATCGGATTATTCAGCTGCTCATGTAATTGATGTTGAAGACTCTGAACAAGTTGCTGAGTATAGAGGAAAACTAGATACAAAAGATTTTGGTAATTTTTTAGTTGCATTAGCAACTGAATATAATCAAGCATTACTCGTAATTGAAAACGCAAATATTGGTTGGGCAACTATTCAACAAGTGATTGATAGAAACTATCCTAACTTATATTATATGAGTAAGGACTTGAAATATGTAGATGTTGAACACCAATTCTCAAATAGATATCGAGCACAGGATAAAGGAATGGTTGCAGGATTTTCAACTACTTCAAGAACAAGACCTTTAATTATTTCTAAGTTGGAAGAGTATGTTAGAGAGAAATCAATTATAATACGTTCAGTTAGAACTATTGATGAATTATTCACATTTATATGGATGCATGGTAGAGCTGAAGCAATGAGGGGTTATAATGATGATTTAACAATGTCATTAGCAATATCACTATGGGTTCGTGATACCGCACTTAGATTAAGACAAGAAGGAATTGATTTAACTAAACAAGCAATCAACAGTATTTCATCTTATACTTATAGTGGAGTATATGGTTCAACTGATGTTGATGAAAATCCATGGCAGATGAAAATTGGTGAGGATAATGTAGAGGACTTAACTAAATGGTTATAAAATAAAAGTTTTATATTTATATAGTATAGGTTAAATAGGGATTAAGTATGAAAAATTATTCTAAAGAACTTTATAATGAATTCAAATTATCAATAGATGAAACTATCGAAGAATACGATGTTGAAAACTATCAAGATTTGAAAGAGTTTGTTCACTTTCTAAAAAACATAAAAGAGGACATTACTGAAGCAGAATATCAAGGTAGAGATGTTAAGTTAAACAAACCGATAGCTGGTGATGTAAAGAAGTTCAAAGTGTATGTTAAAAATCCAAAAGGAAATGTTGTGAAGGTTAACTTTGGACATGGTGGAACATCTGCAAAAAAAGCAGGTGAGAAAACTATGAGGATTAAGAAAGATAATCCAGACCGAAAAAAAGCATTTAGAGCAAGACACAATTGTGATTCACCTGGACCAAGACATAAAGCTAGGTATTGGAGTTGTAAAGCATGGTAAATAAATAAAGGTTATAAAATAAGAAAATAAAATGGCAGAAGCACAAAACAATAGTTCATTCTTTCAAAGATTAACAAAACTTTTTTCTACTCAAGCAATCGTAAAGGTTGATAAAGATGGAAAAAGGAGAGTTGTTGATACTGATGATAGACAACAAGGTGGTACTAATCTTATGAATATAAGAGATAGGTACACTAAACTACAAAGGTCTTTTTATGGAGACCAGATGGCAGCTCAATCAATGGCATACCATCAAGTTCGTAGAGAACTTTTTAGAGATTATGATGCAATGGATAATGACCCAATTATCTCATCAGCATTAGATATCTACGCAGATGAATGTACACTTAAAAATGAATTTGGAGAAGTTGTACAAATAAAATCAAAAAACGAAAAAATAAAAGAAATACTAGAAAACCTTTTCTATGATGTTTTGAATATAGAATTTAACCTATGGTCATGGACACGAAATATGGTAAAGTATGGTGATTTCTTTTTACTACAAGAAATTCAACCAGGTGTTGGTATTCTTAATGTAAAACCACTTCCTGTTTATGAACTTGAAAGAATGGAAAATACTGACCCAACTAATCCAAACTATGTAAAGTTCAAATTAAACCATGACCCCGCAGGTAAAGGTGAATATGAAAACTATGAGGTAGTACACTTTAGATTATTATCAGATACTAACTTCTTACCATATGGAAAAGCAATGATTGAAAATGGTAGAAGAATTTGGAAACAAGTTTCTCTTATGGAAGATGCTATGTTAATTCATAGAATCATGAGAGCACCAGACAAGAGAGTTTTCAAAATTGATATTGGTAACATTCCTCCACAAGAGGTTGATAACTATATGCAAAAGATTATTAGTAAAATGAAAAAAACTCCATTCGTAGATAAAAGAACTGGAGATTATAACTTAAAGTATAATATTCAAAACTTAACCGAAGATTTCTTCTTACCTGTTAGAGGTGGTGATAGTGGAACTGAAATTGATTCATTAGGTGGTTTAGAATATACTGCTATTGATGATATTGATTACTTAAAGAATAAACTATTCGCAGCATTAAAAATTCCAAAAGCATATTTAGGATATGATGAGAATGTAAATGGTAAAGCAACTCTTGCTGCAGAAGATGTAAGATTCGCAAGAACAATCGAAAGAATACAAAGAACTTTAATATCAGAATTAACTAAGATTGCAGTAACTCATTTAGCTGCTCAAGGTATTGAGGGAACTGATATGGTAGATTTTGAATTAGACTTAGTTAATCCATCTACAATCTATGAGCAAGAAAAAGTAAATCTTTGGAGTGAGAAGGTTAGATTAGTTTCTGATATTCAACAACTAAATATGGTATCTAAAGAATGGGCATATAAAAATATATTTAACTTTAGTGAAGATGAAGTTGATTCCCAAAAGGTTCAACTTATTAATGACCTTAAAGATAGGTTCAGATATCGTTCAATTGAGGATGAGGGTAATGACCCAGCAGTGGAAGAAGACCCAACTGATGTTGAAGATGAATTGGAAGAATTAAAAACTGAGTTAAAAAACAAAGGTGGTAGACCAAGAGAGGGAAACACCTATGGAAAGGATAAGCATCCACTTGGGAGAGACCCACTTGGTAAAAAAGAAAATCAAAAAGCGTTAAAGAAAACTGAAAGTAAAGTTAGTAAAACTACGCAAAAAGTTGCGAAAGAATACGTTAACGGAGTTTCGGCAAAAAGGAAGTTAATGAGTGAAAACGGAGACTTCTTAGATGACGCAAATTTGATTGATGAATAAAAATTTAGGAAATCAAAATTAAGTTATATTTATATACGATGTATGCTATCGTATATTCATATATTATTATAGGATAAAAACACAATGAAGAGGGTAAAACATTCAAAATTTAAGAATACAGGTATACTGTTTGAACTTCTCGTAAGACAAATTACGTTAGAAGTTCTTAATGGTGATACCACGGAAAAAGCTAAAAAAATCGTAAGTGAGTTTTTTAGTCCAAAAACAGAGTTAAACAAAGAGTTGAGATTATACGAACTTCTTATGAAGGAAAAGTATAGTTCAGAATCCAGAGCTGAAAAGTTCATTGATACTGTTAACGAAGCTCATAATCGTATTGACCAGAAACAATTACATAAAGAGAAGTATAATCTAATTAAAAAGATTAACGAATCATTCAATATGGATGAATTCTTATCTTCTCCTATATCTAATTATCGTTTGATGGCATCTATCTATAAGATTTTCGAATCTAAAAAGATGAATAACTACGATGTTAAGGATGTGTTCAATTCAAAAATTACCCTTATTGAAAGTATTACATCTAATACAGCAACTAAAACTCAATTAAAAAAAGATAAATTAGTTGAATCTTATAAAAAACAAGAAAAAGATTTAAGATTACTTACTTATAAAATTTTAGTAGAAACTTTCAATAAAAAATATTCTAACTTAAATGAATCACAAAAATCTTTATTAAAAGAGTACATCAATAATTTAAGTAATACAACTGGATTCAAATCTTATGTAACAAAACAGATTCCAACTATTATAAAAGAATTAAACTCAATTGAATCTAAGGTTACTGATAAAGTAACTAAAATTAAGTTAAAGGAAACTATTTCTGTTTTATCTAAAGTTAAGATTGGTAAAAATGTTTCGGATAATCATGTTTCATCAATAATGATGTCATATGAATTAATAAAAGAATTGAAGAGTAAACTATGAATCTGAAAGAATTAATTGAAGATTTAATTGCAGAAATAGAGCAAGAAAACTTAGATGTTGATGAGGCAACCACTACTGGTAATGTAGCAGGTTATAATACCCCAAATGCATTTACAGATACCGATGGGACTGATGATGAAGCAGAGTCTGATGTAGACCATATTATTAAAGTAAGTGGTGGTTATACTAAAGTTAATGAGAATCGTTGGAATGAACTTAGAAAATCTGAGGGAACTCCAAAACAAAAAATTGGTTTAGGGATTAGAGGAATCAACAAACAACTTTCAGAAATGGAATCATTTCTAAAGTGGTATGGTAAGATTAAACAAGAAAGTGGATTAAAATCCGAAGACCAATGGAAACGAACACAAAGTCATCTCTTTAAGATAAGAGAAAGGTTAAATAGAATATCAAAATCGATATCGGAACTATAAAACAGGATTGGCAATTATGAGTATTACCAGAGAAGACATCAAAGAAACACTTAGACAGATTATGTCAGAAGAATCTGACTATCAAAAATTTTTTATGAAAGCTTTAGAAAAAGCAGGTAAATCTATTCCATCAATGTCAGATGAAGAAAAGAAAGAGTTCTTCAATAAAATTGATAAGGCATGGAGTGGAAAGGGTGAAAAGAAAAACGAAGGTAATGCCTTTGGTGCTGCTGTTACTAAAGCAAAAGAAAAAGGTGAAGATGAATTTGAAGTTGATGGTAAAACATATAAAGTTGAATCAGTAAACGAAGGTAAATACAACTACAAAGCAGATGCACTTACTGCGTACTTCAAAGGTAAGATAGATGCTAAAGAATTAGATAGAATTGCAAGAGATGATTTTAAGAGTGGTATTGCAACTAAAAAAGAATTATCTAACTTCCTATCAAACAAGTTTACTCAAGATGTAATGAGTGATATCTATGGGATTCCTGCAGGTACATTAATAAAAAGAGTAAGAGGATTGATGAAATTTGCTGAATCAGTAAATGAGGGAGTAGAACCACAAATCAAAAAGATTGCTTACTTTACAGGTACAAGACCTGAAGCAGTTGAGGATTTTGTTTCTAAACACGCATTAAACATTACTAAACTTCTTAAATATGTTCAAAAGGGTGGATTACCTCAAAGAATAGAATTAGTTTCTGCACTTGCTGGTAGACCAAATAATCCTAAACAAAAGAAGATTATCAAACAATTTCAAGAATCAGTAAACGAAGGTAGAGCATTTGTGCAAGCTGCAAGAAAAGCAAAAGAAGAAGGTAAAACCGAATTTGAGTTTAATGGTAAAACTTATCCTGTAACTCTTAAAGAAACAACAATTTCTGAAAGAAGATTGGGAAAAGTTGATTTATTGAGAAGTGTTGAAGATGGTGAAACCTCAAGAGTTGAAGGAGTTAAAATTTCAAAAGATTTAGCATTTGAATTAAGAATGTTTTTACAAAGACCTCTTTTAGCAAGAACAAGAACTGGTATTGTTATTGATAATGCACAAATGAAAGATGCAATTTCTATGTTAGCAAAAGTTGGTGTACATAAAAGATTATCTTCTGGAGTGAAGAAGGAATTTGCAGATTTACTAAAAAAATATAAATAAGGATAACCAATATGAAGAACCTATTAATAGAAACAAACTTATTTGAAGGAAAGGTGAACGAAGATTCATCAGGGAGAACTATGGTTAAAGGTATCCTTCAAAGAGCAAGTGCAGAAAACCAAAATGGTAGAGTGTACCCAAAAGAAATATTACAAAGAGAAATAAAAAAGTACGAAACACTTATTAAAGAAAGAAGAGCATTAGGTGAATTAGACCACCCAGACTCTTCGGTTATCAACCTAAAGAATGTATCACATAATATTAAAGAAATACATTGGGAAGGTGATGATGTGGTAGGTACAGTGGAAATCTTACCTACTCCTTCTGGTAATATTCTAAAAGAATTATTAAGAGCAGGAATCCTTTTAGGTATCTCATCAAGAGGTATGGGTTCTACTCAACCAATGAAAGATAACAAACTTTTAGTTGGTGAAGATTTTGAACTAATCGGTTGGGATTTTGTTTCCAACCCATCTACACATGGTGCATTTATGACTCCAATGAACGAATCAGTAATCAAACAAATCGGTACTGATGTTTGTGGTGATTTTTGTAAAGCACAAGATTTAATGAGAGAAATTATAACGGAAATAGGATAATGAGTAAAAAGAATTTTGACATATACGATTACGTTCACAACAACAAATTTAGTTTGAAAGTTGAGAACAAAGAAGGTACTAAAGTATCTAAAGGATATAATGATATTAGAAAAACCAACATCAACGAGGTAAAAATTGTAGATGGTAAATTTTCTATATCCGAATCTCTAAAAGATGATAGACCTCTAGCAACTGAAGTTAAAAAACATTTTTTAGAAATTATTTCAACTTATAAAACTTACCAAGAGCAGATGAATAGAGAATCTGATATTGTTGAAGTTGCAGAAACTTTAGGTGGTGTTGTTGAGGCTGCAAAAACATTAACTCTTTCAGAAGCTGGTGATTGGTTTGATAAAGTAACCATCAAAAGAAATATGAGTGAGTTAGATAAATTAGATAAGTCATTTGATAAAGTTGCATCTGAGGCAAGAGCATTAGATGAAAGGTTACATTCGTTGTATGAAGATATGGGACATATTTTAGGAAGATACTACGAAATCTCTGATATAGACCCAGATACTATGAAACAAAGACTTGGAGAAAAAAAGTAATATTATGATTAAATTAAAAAACTTATTATATGAAGTAGAAACATTCACAGCTACTAATAAAAAGAGTGGAGAAACTGCAGTATTCAAAACAAAAGATGCAAGAGATGCTGCTGTAAAGGCAGGAACTCATGATGATATAGATAGTTCAGATGATAAATCGAAAGGGAAAAAGAATAGTATGTTTTCCAAAGGCAATTATGATGCTCCAGATGTCAAAAAAGATAAAGAAGAAACTCCAAAGAAATCAAAACCTAAAAAAGAGTCACCTAAAGGACCTAATCCATTACATCAACATAAAAAAAAGTATCTGCCAAAAGAAATTAGTAACTTTACTGAAACTCTAAAAGATAAAAATGGCAATCCTATTAAAGGTTTTGATGTAAATAACTTAAAAGTGGGTGCTTCATTACCGGATAATTTTGAAGAGTTAATAGAAAAAGAAAATCCCAATGATTACGATATGCGTGGAAAAATTTCAAAAATTGAGAAAATTGGAGAAAATGGGGGATACTATATTTTTGGAGCACCTGACCCAGATGCAGACCGTCCAAACACTGAAGAAGTATTTTCTTTGTTACCTGATGGTACAATTACTTTAGGATATAACCAGAAAATTTTTGATAGAGCTCCAGGAAGTGATAGAAGAGAAAAAGAGGAATGGATGCGAAAAACATTTGACCCTGACTCCTGGGATTTCCCAACTAAACTTACAAAAAGTGAAAAAAAAGATATACTTGATAAGGTTTTAAGCGTAAATATTGAAAGAAGTCGTGAGTCTGATGATGAAACCAGAGAGATAATGCGTAACATAGAAAAACAATACGAAGGTTGGTTAAGTTTTGAAACTATTAATTCTATTTATGAGTATTTTGAAGAAGAAAGACGCCTTCAATACCAAGAAAAAGAAAATAGTAAACTTCCCGATTCATGGGTCATTAAAAAACCCCAAGGGTATTATGATGAGGAAAGAAAAAAAAGGAAACTAAGGTTCCAAAATCACATCGCAAAAGGTGAACCTGCGTTTGAATCTTATATTAGTAGACCTGTGAAAAACTCAATGAAACTAAAAGACTTATTATCAGAAAAGTTAATTAACGAAGGAACTCGTTCACAGATTGGTGTAATTGATAGAAGTGGAAATATTGTTTCTACTTATGTACATTGGGATGGTTATCCTGATTGGGTAGGTAAAATTGCAAAAAATCACTATGGTGGTGGTAAAATCAAACAACTACTTAAAGTTGATAAAGGTATTGGTATTTCTTCATTAAATAAAAAAATGGATGGTGGCGGAGACCACACATTCCAAAATCCAGGTAAAGACCAAACTATTTTCTATGGTAGAGATAGAGGTGAAAAGGGTGGAAAATTTACGAAAGGTAAATTTGATAAAGTTTCTGACTATATTAAAAATGCTGGTAATCAATCTGGTGCTGAATATGTTTACCTTTACAATGAAAAAGATAAAAAATGGTATTTCGCAGATACCTACAAAGATAAAGAATTAAAATTGTTATAAGACTATGCCCGCACAATCACAACAACAACAAAAGTTATTTGGATTGGCATTAGCATTCAAACGAGGTGAAATACCAGCCTCAGAGGTTTCAGATGAAATAAAAGATATCGTTGATAGAATGAGTGAAAAGGAGATTGAAGATTTTGCAGTAACGAAACATAAAGGATTACCAAAGATGAAAGAACAACTTAGAAAAATCGTAAGAGAGATAATGAGAGAAAAAGTTATTTCTGAAATGAATGAAGAATCAGTAAATGAATCTACTGATTGTGGTTGTGGGTGTGCTGGAACTACTCCAGGTGGATGTGGTGGTAAATCAATAACCGAAGTAATCAAAGGTAGAAACAACAAAACTGGTGAATCCTTTGGTATGGTCATCGGTTCTGATAAGAAAAATAGAGAAGGTGATTTTGAAGTAACTATACGAAAAGGTTATAGTTCAAGAATAAGTTCATATGGATTTGTTTTTGATAAAGATAGTAACCTAATTTCAATTAAAGATTATGGATACTCAATGGATGGTAAGTTTCCTGATATGAAAGGTCATGCAAGTTCAAAATCGGTAAGACCTAATGGAAGAGAAACTATTATTCAGATAGCTAAAATCACTTCTCCGGCATTTGCTAAGAAGATTGTTCAGCACGTAAAGAAAGTTAACGAATCAATTGATGAATCAGTAAACGAAGGACCTTCTACTGAAGAAAAAAGAATTGCTATGTTAGCTGTTAGAAAACAAGCTAAGTATAGAAACGTAAGTTTAGAAATGGCAATACAAGACCAAATTAATGCTCTTGAAGAATTAAAGAAAGACATTAAAAAAGGTAAAAAAATAAAGTAACTACACTAATTCTATAAAAAACTTATAATTTTCTTTAGTTTTTTATGTTTTTATAAATTTTTATATATTTATTCGTATAATAACCCACAATCTATGTGGGTTCTGTTGGTTAATGAATACTCGCGTATAATGTGAAGTGACCGAACAACCAAATTACACTATTCTATATTGAGGTTCCTCAAATAACTTCAGCAAATTAAAAAAAGTAAAAGTAAAATGGCAAATTCAAAATTGTTAAAAGAAGCAATTGCCGATGCTAAAGCTGTAAGAGAAACTGCAATCGCTAACGCTAAGATTGCACTTGAGGAAGCATTTACTCCAAGATTACAATCAATCCTATCAAAGAAGCTACAAGCTGAAATGGAAGGTGATGATGAAGACATCGAAGAGGAATTAGATTCAAGTGATATTGGTGACGGTGATGAAGAATCTTCAGTTGAACCATCAGCAGACGCTTCAAACGCACACACCGAACTTGGACCTGAATCTGAAGAAGAAACTGCAGAAGTAGGTGATGAGTTAGAAGAAGGTGACCACTCTGAAGATGAAGAAATCGAAGAAGTGGATGGAGTTGGATATGATGACCCAACTAACGCTGATGACGCTGAAATTTCTGAAGAAGAAGGAGAAGAAGAAATTCACTCTGAAGAAGAAGAAATTGAAGAAGAAGATGAGTTAGATTTAGAGTCTATCATTAGAGAACTTGAAATGGGTATGGAAGATGAAGATGAAGTTTCTGAAGAAGAAGAAGAAATTCACTCTGAAGAAGAATCTGAAGAAGAAGTACCTAGTGAGGAAGAAGTTAAAGAAGAAGAAGAAGAAGTGCATTCTGAAGATTCTCACGAAGGTGAAGAAGAAGAAGACATGGATGATGAAATCGACTTAGTAGATGAAATCCTTAGAGAAATGGGATACGGAGATGATGAAGAAGTTTCTGAAGAAGAACACGAAGATTCAGAAATGGAAGAAAAGTACGAAGAACTTGAAAAAGACTTAGAAGAAGCATATACTACTATTAAGACTCTACAAGGTACTATCAATGAAGTAAACCTTCTCAACGCAAAATTATTATACGCTAACAAGTTGTTTAGAGGATACTCGTTAACAAACGAGCAAAAATCTAAAGTTGTAGAAAACTTAGACAGAACAACATCTGTTAGAGAAGTAAAATTAGTTTACGCTACGTTAGCAGAATCAATGAATTTTACAGGAACTGAGAAGAAAACTAAGAAAGTTGTAGCAGAGTCTGCATCTAAACCAGTTGCTTCAACTGCACCTGCAAAAGAAATTATTTCTGAGAGCACAAATGCATTAGCTGAAAGATTCAAACAATTAGCTAATATCAAATAATTAACTAACATTAAAAAGGAAAAATAAAATGGCAAATTTTGATTTATCTAAACTAATGGAAGGCAAGAACCCACAGTCAGTAATGTTGGCTGAAACTAGACAATTAAAGTCTAAGTGGGAAAACACAGGTCTTCTTGAAGGTTTAAACGAAAAAGAGCAAGGCGCAATGTCTGTTCTTTTAGAAAACCAAGCAAAACAATTGCTTGATGAGGCAAGTGCTACTGGTACTGTCAATAACTCTGAAGAGTGGAGCGGTGTAGCTTTACCTTTAGTAAGAAGAATCTTTGGTGAGATTGCTTCTAAAGAATTCGTTAGTGTACAACCTATGAACTTACCTTCTGGGCTTGTATTCTATCTAGATTTCAAATATGGTACTGCTACTGCAGGAAGAACTACTTCTGAATCTTTATTCGGTGGTACTGGTGAATTTAGAGATAATGGTACTAATGTAGCTGAAAACGGTCTTTACGGAAACGGAAGATTCGGATACTCAGTAAATGAGCAAGAAGCTACAAATGTAACATTTACTCAGCACGCTGGTTCTGGTTCTGTTGCAACACATGCAGATGTAGGTTTTGATGCTTCTTTATCTGCTTCTATCGAAGCTGGTGAGATTTTTATCATCGAAACTTCAAAAGCTTCTATTGGAGCAACTGCTGATGAGGATGGAGCAGCTTCATTCATCGTATCAGGTTCTGGTATCGTTTCTAACGTATCTCAGTTCAACTCATTTGATGGTACTAACTTCAGATTATTTGTATCTGCATCGGCTATCACTCCTGGTGACCCGCATGTAAAACATTCAGTAGTTCCTAATGATTACGATAGAGGTGATTTTGAAGCAACTGGTTTGGACCAAAATCCTGAGACTGATTTAGGTATTCCTGAAGTAGACTTAGAACTTAAGTCTGAAGCAATCGTTGCTAAGACTAGAAAACTAAAGGCTGTGTGGACTCCTGAGTTAGCGCAAGACCTTAACGCTTACCACTCAATTGACGCTGAAGCTGAATTAACTTCTATGTTATCTGATTACATCTCATTAGAGATTGATTTAGAAATCTTAGATATGTTAAAATCAAACGCTTTAACAACTGAGTACTGGTCAGCTACAATCGGTGAAGAGTACAATGGTTCTTCTTGGAGCGCAGCAACTGCTGGACAAGCTTACCAAAAGAACACTTGGTTCCAGACTTTAGGTACTAAGATTAACAAAGTATCTAATAAGATTCACCAATTAACATTAAGAGGTGGAGCTAACTTTGTAGTAGCATCTCCTGATGTATGTACTATCTTAGAATCAATCCCTGCATTCTCTGTATCAGCTGATAAAGATGCTTCATCTTTCGCTGCTGGTGTAACGCAAGTTGGTTCTTTAGCTAACAGATACACAGTTTACAAAAACCCTTATATGACTTCTAACGAAATCTTATTAGGATTTAGAGGAAGCAACTTCCTAGAAACTGGTGCTGTATATGCTCCGTATGTACCACTAATTATGACTCCATTAGTGTATGACCCTAAGAATTTCACTCCGAGAAGAGGTGTAATGACTAGATACGCTAAGAAAATGGTTAGACCTGAGTACTATGGTAAGATTTATGTTAAAGATTTATCTTCTATCTAATAGAAAGTTAACTTTATTATAAACTGAATTAAGAGGGATGGGAAACTATCCCTCTTTTTTTATGCGCTTTCCAAAAACACTATTCTTATATTTCTTTATATTTATAGATACGATACTAAAGAGAGGAATAATTTATGTCAGTAGAATACATATACCCTGGTTCATCATCATTCTCAGCAGGAGATACTCCGTTTGGAACTTTTGATTCTGATTCTTTATTTGTAACAGATGCTCCTAAAGTGGCTAATTGGTGTGCAAAAAGATTAGGATATCCAGTCCAAAATGTAGAATTGGTTGATGAAAGTTTATTTGCTTGTTTTGAAGAAGCCACTTCAGAATATGCTTCGCAAGTAAACCAATTCAATATTAGAAATAACTTAGATACATTAAAAGGAAACCCAACGGGTTCAAATTATAGTGGAAAATTGGTTCAAGGTTCAAATCTACCTGACCTAATAGCAATATCAGATGCATATGGTACACTTTCTGGTGTGGGTGGTAATACTGATATTAAAAAAGGTTCAATTGATTTAGTTGCTAAACAACAAAATTATGATTTAGATACTTTATGGGCAGATGTAAGTGAGAGTTCTAATAGAATTGATGTAGTAAAAGTATTTCACGAAGCAACTCCAGCAATCAATAGATTCTTTGACCCTTATTCGGTAAGTGGACAAGGTACACTAAACTTAATTGATGAATTTGGATTTGGTTCATTCTCACCAGCGGCACAATTTATGTTGATGCCAATTTATGAAGATATGTTAAGAATTCAAGCTATTGAATTTAATGACCAATTCAGAAAATCAGCGCATTCTTTTAATATCGTAAATAATAAATTACAAATTTTTCCAATTCCAACAACTGAAGGTAAGTTGTATTTTGAATATTTTGTGAGAAATGAATTTATTCAAAACTCAACAAATGTAACAGCAGATGTAGTATCTGATTATTCAAATGTTGGATATGATTTTATCCCATATAATAGAATAAATGATGTGGGTAGACAGTGGATTAGAAAATACACACTTGCTCTTGCTAAAGAACTATTAGGAGCAATCAGAGAAAAATATAGTTCAGTACCTATTCCTGGTTCCGAAATATCGTTGGATGGAGCAGCATTACGAGCTGAGGCTCAAACTGAA